GATACCATGCCGGGTGAGTATTTTGTTTTTAGCTTCGATGATGAGGGTAATAATTCTCTCCAGCGTTGCTATACACTGGTATCTACTGAGCATGGAAAGTTTTATGAATTTATAATTGAAGACAGAGGCGAAGGAAGTGCATCAAATGTCATCAGCCGGCTATTACAAGAAAGAAAAGAAGTAAATATCTTGGGGCGAGGGGGCGAAATAACCTTTAATTCAGTCCGGAGTAGAAAGAATGTGCTTCTGATAGCAGGCGGCGTTGGAATAACACTTCCTATGGCTTTGATAAGAGAATGTTTTAAATCTTATGGGTACAGTGCTCCCGGGGTCGTTGTGCAATTGGTACTAAGTTGTCACGATCTGGGGTCTGTGCCTTGCCTGAATGAATTAATGGATTTGCACACACGATGTGACTGGTTTTCGATGCGCATTCACGTAACTCGGGTCAAACTCGCAAAATTCAGTGACATTGTCAGAGCAGGAAGGATTGATTTAGCTTTTGACTATATTAAAGCGGTGCCTGAATCGGCAATAGTATGTGGCGGTGCTGATTTTGCACAGTCAATGGTTACTGCTATAAATACAAAATTCCCACAAACTTCTGTTGCTGTAGAGGCGTTTAGTTCAGGCAGATCATTTGATTACATCATGAAATCAGAAACTCATAAAACAGAGATTACTTTGAAAACTTTGAATAGAGTCATCTCTGTAGATCCTGGTTTAACTGTTTTGGATAATCTCATCAGCCACAACGTTTCAATAAGAAATATGTGTCGGTCAGGTATCTGCGGGAGTTGCAAGTTCAGGCTTCATAGCGGAGATATAAGAAGCGAACCAGATTTCTGCCTTTCTGATAAAGATAAGGCTGAAAAAGTTTACCTTGCTTGTTGTTCATATCCTTCTGAAAACGCAGTGATTGACATAATCTGAATCAAAATTTAAGGATGAAAAAATGGAAAATAAATTTGTTTTAATTGTAGATCCCTTTTCTAGCGGTTCTGTTTTCGCAAGCAGAATTAAATCGCTTTATGGTTATGATGTTGTTGCTCTAATAACTAATCCAAATCTTCCTCAGGCGATCCTTGCCACATTTGTTGAGGAAGATTACTCAATGGTTTTCAACTATCATTCTCATCTTGAAACAGTTCAACAGATTGAATCTGCTCTTGGAAAACAACCTGATTTTATTGTTTGTGGCTCAGAACCCGGCGTACTGGTTTTTGATCAGTTATGTGAGCACTGGCAGCTATTACCTAATGTGTTTGAACTAAGCCATGCGCGGCGTGACAAATATCTTATGCAGCATCAGTTGAAGAAGGATGACATTAAATACATACCGCATTATAAATCCGGAAATCTTGATGATATCCTGCAATGGTGCACAAAAAACCAGTTTGATGAATATGTGATTAAGCCGGTCAGTTCATTTGGTACAGAAGGTGTTTTTTTCTGCAAAGATGTATCAGAAGTTGAAAGTGCCTTTGGTAAATTGATCAATACATTTGATTATTCGGGTAGTAAAAACGCCGAGCTGCTTATCGAACAGAAAATTATTGGTACAGAGTATGTTGTCGATGCTGTCAGTAGTTTTGGTCAGCACTTCGTAGTGAACATTTTCAGATATGTAAAACAGGAAATTAATGGTGTGCCGATCTATCGTCAGATGATCACAGAACCGCTGGAGGAACATCCAGTTCTTATCAGTTATATCAAGTCGGTACTTACTTCACTCGGCATTCGTAATGGTACGTCCCATAATGAGATTATTATGTCTGCCACCGGTCCCGTACTGGTCGAATCTGGTGCGCGTATGCATGGCGGACTTGGACCGCGCCTTGTTGAAGACTGTAATACTCATTCACTCATCGATCTGAGTCTTATGGCCCGTATCTCACCAAGAGAATTTACTGATAAGACCTCTGTGAGCCCTTTATTGAAAAGATACGCACTGGAGTTTTTCCTCAATTCACCTGATGTAGGCTATCTTAAGGAGGTTAATATTGAATCGAAGTGCAGCCTGCTAAAGAGCTATGGATTTACTGTTTGTAAATATAAACCTGGCGATTACATCAATAAAACTGTCGACCTGGTCACTTCTTATGGAAGGGTTGTGTTGGTTAACTCTGACAGGGAGCAATTGGCAGCGGATGCTGAGAAAATTACTGAAATGGAATCTTCCGGTGTGCTGGTAACCATCATTTAAATTTTTTAATTACTCTCAAAAATCAAATTTTTAGATGAGGCCAATGGCGATTATCTTTATGCAAAGCGCTGAGCAAATTGGCTATTTCATTGTATCTTCACGTCATGTATGACTTATGCTGACCGATAAGGTCATGGGATGGATTGTCCGCTTTGTTTCGAAAGCGGACTTTTCCCGCATTCTATGACATGTGGCAGGTACACCGCTCATACGACTGAGATAAGTGCCGCTATCCTTCTGTGATGGAGTTTGTGGTTGATGTATTAACACTGGATAGCAGAATAATTTACCATCGTATTTCTTGCGGGATAAAAATCTAACTTAATCGCAATGAGACATTTCACGCTGCCTTTACAAAATTTCGCACCCTAGAAATTTGCTTAAAACCTCTAACTGCAGTTACTGTTTATATATACAGTATTTCTGAAAGGGCAGTGATCATGCCACGCGATTATGAAATCAAAGACGCTTTCCGGCTGGCCATTAAGCGGGACGCGCGCGGACGTTACACCGTGAGCACACTCGACTTTGTTCACGAACTCCAGCAGCTGAACTGGCAGTTTACCGCCAGGGAAGCGAACAGGTGGATAGAAGCGCACAAGTCAGATTTCCGGGATATCTCAGCATCCGAAGGTGAGGATCGCATCTTCCAGGTCTTCAACCCGAATGGCGCTATGTGATGTTTGCGCTGGTAGATGTGAACTCGTTCTATGCCAGTTGCGAGACAGTATTCCGGCCTGACCTGCGCGGCAAACCAGTGTTAGTTCTGAGCAACAATGACGGCTGTGTCATCGCCCGAAGTGCTGAAGTAAAGGCACTGAATATCCCTATGGTCGCACCGTATTTCAAACTCAGAGACGAAATCAGACGGCATAAGATTCACGTCTTCAGCAGCAACTATGCGCTTTATGCTGACATGAGTAACCGGGTAATGACGACGCTCGAGCAGATGGCACCCAGCGTAGAAGTCTATTCAATTGATGAAGCGTTCCTGGACCTGACCGGTGTACGCAACTGCATGGTGCTGGAAAACTTCGGGCGCGAAGTGCGTGAGACGATCAAACGCAACACGCACCTGACCGTGGGGGTTGGCATCGCCCAGACCAAAACGCTGGCTAAGCTGGCAAACCACGCCGCCAAGAAGTGGAAGCAGACTGGCGGAGTCGTCGACCTGTCGAATATCGACCGGCAGCGAAAGCTGATGGCGCTTGTGCCTGTTGAGGATATATGGGGAGTAGGGCGTCGTATCAGTAAAAAGCTCAATGCAATGGGCATCACCACGGCCAAAGACCTCGCGGAACAGAGCACCTGGATCATCCGCAAACATTTCAACGTCGTGCTTGAGCGCACCGTCAGAGAACTTCGCGGCGAGTCATGTCTGGCGCTTGAGGAATTTGCCCCCACCAAACAGCAGATTGTCTGCTCACGCTCGTTCGGTTCACGTATCACTGAGTACACGGATATGCGTCAGGCGGTGTGCGCGTTTGCCGAGCGTGCCGCTGAGAAACTGAGAAAAGAAAGGCAGTACTGCAGGCAGATAGCGGTTTTTATCCGGACCAGCCCGCATGCCGACGGGGAGGTGTTTTACGGTAACCAGGCAACCGGCAAGCTGCTGACCCCATCTAACGATACCCGCGATATTATTCGCGTCGCCATGGATGCGCTCGACAGGATATGGGTAGACGGACACCGGTACATGAAAGCAGGCGTCATGCTGGGCGATTTCTTCAGCCAGGGTGTGGCTCAGCTCAGCTTGTTTGACGAATACCGGCCGCAGGCGAACAGTGAGGCTCTCATGCGGGTAGTTGACGGGCTTAATCAGAGCGGTAAAGCCAGTCTGTTTTTTGCGGGGCAGGGTATCCAGAAAACCTGGTCAATGAAGCGGGATATGCTGTCGCCTGCCTACACAACCCGTGTGTCTGATTTGCCATGGGCCAGATAGGGCTCAAATCAGGCTGTAGCAGTACACCATCCGGATGGATACTCTCCGGCATCTGTCCTGGCCAGTAATTATTGTAAGCGAAGCGGATATACCTGTACAGATTTACATATTTTGTATAATTTACGCAAAACACGTCATTTTCGAATCATACAGTGGAGTCAGTCATGCAACTGAATCTGAGCAGCACAGGTTCCAACAGCGATATCGCTGACTATTTCAGCCGTGCAAATCTGCTCTCGCAGCAGGAAACGCTTGGTTCAGTTGTTGCTGAGATCCTCCGTTCAGGTCAGACACTGAATCGCAAAGCTATCTGCTTAAGGCTGATTGTACGTCTTGATAAGGCTTCATCTGATGCAGAAGAACAGCAGTTGCATGCGCTGATTGAGCTTTTGTTCAGCAAATGAGTGTGATTTTACTGCCCACCTTTTCGGTGTCGTGAGACAGGAGACCAGCTGCAGTCATGACAGAACAGGATATGCAATTGCTGCGTGATGTGCTCATCGGGGAAGCGACTCTCGCCATACTCAATGACAACACACGTGTCTCATGGCCGGGCATACTGAACAAGCTGAACAGTTTTCTCAAAACAGAGAGTGATATACACAGGATTGATGCCCTGAAACTGGCAATCAATGATGTCAGCGACGAAATCAAAAGGCGCGATGCACTACAGAGAAGTGCCATGGGAGAATTCACCATGAACTCAACCGACAGTTACGATGACCTGACCTGGCATTGATCGTCATTTGATATCCCTTTTTGCTGATGACAGTACAATGCCCTGCGTGCGGTGTCTGCAGAGGTCTCACGACAGGGGGCATGTTCTCTCTGATGACTTAAAGGGAGATGTGTATTGATCTTCTCAGTCCTGGCGCGCTGCGCTGCGGTATGGAAATGCTAATGGGCCTCAACGACGCAACGGGATCATCCTGATCGGCTTCCGGCGGTCGCCAGACTTCATTTCATCTGCTGTTTAATTAATTTAAGACAATTGGAGCAGGCTATACTGTCAATGGTGCTTTCACGCAGTCACTGAATTGCACGCGTAATGGTGTCAGCTGTTTCAGTATTGTTCCGCGTCGGCACCCTCGGTCATGCCAGCCATTTCATCTGAAGTAATATGCGCTTTCTTTTTCAATTTGTCTCAGGATGGTTTTAGAGATACCCCGTAGCATCATGTAATACTTCCTTTCTGAGAGTGGAAAAACAGCACTCCTCTCATTATCTTCCCTATTTTTTCATGACTGAAAGGTGATTTTCACGATGTGAATTTAACCGATATGTGAGTGTCTGTATGAAAGTACAAATCCGCCTTCTATTATTCAGGCTCGTCAGAATTCATTTTGGGTAGGAATGGGTGCTAACAGGAGTCTGAAAGTTAATCCTAATACTTTTCCTGGTGTGACTTTAACTTATTTTAATCAACAGGTTAAGGGGGTAATTTTGTTTGGCATTTCTGTCGGGCAAACGATTGCATTGAATGTCCTGCAGGATATGAGTAGTAATAATACGCGTCATTAGGAGGGTAGATGTTAATTCTTTTGGGATGAAATGCTTAATACGGAAGGCAGGATATGAAAAGCAAAGAATGCTGTATTGTCGTCATCGGAGACAACAATGTTTTACATTATGGACTATTTAGTCTTATACACACCGCATGCAGAAAAAGAAATCTGACAGTATTATCGTGCGGAAACGGCCTGAAATTCAGCAGTCATGCAGCGAACAGATATCCGGGTCGCTATCATCTCGCCGTTATCTGCCTGGGGTACGATGACTTCTTTCCTGACTGGTTTAGCTTATTTCTCACGCTGGTGCGTAAAACAAACGGTAACGTGCTGGTTTTTTCAGACAGTCAGGCTCTTCTGGACAGCCGGAAAAGAAACCTTCTGAACAGGGTAAGCGATATGGAATATGTTCTGGATGTGTCCATGCCTGTTTCCTGCATCTCATTCGTTCTCAAACGCTATCTGGACAGGAAACCTTCAGACAGAGAAAACTGCAGAATAACGCTGCGTGAGCATGCCGTCATTGATGGCTTTCTTAACGGCACAGATGTCAGTCATCATTGCTCAGCACTGGGTATACAAACCAGAACGCTTTACCAGCACCGGAAAAACTGTGCTAATAAGCTGGGCGTCAGAAATCTCAAAGATTTACTCAGGCTGTAACAGCAGGGGAAGTCGCGTGCCCGTCATCAATATTCATAAAATCGACTGGTTCCGGATCCTCACAGACCTGAGCCGTTCCGGTTACTCCCTTCAGGACATCGCAGATGAACTGGATGTGGTTGCCTCCACACTAATCGGGTGGAAGAAAGGGGCCAGCCCCCGTCACCATTCTGGCGAAGCGCTAATTGAACTGTGGTGCCGGGTGACGGAGAAGGGCAGGCATCAGCTGCCCAGAGAAAAATTTGTGCAGAAATTCATTTTTCATTCGTCAGAACGTGCCTGCAGGCATTCAGAAAAATGAATCTGACACGACTCATAGTGCCGGTGACATTCTTACCGGCACAGAGTCTTTACCATGAAACTTGAAAGTGTTGTTAAGTACCATTCCCCGCGTTCCGTTACCCCAATCGTCCATCAGTCATCCCTGTCACCTGATGCCATGTCCGGCAGCGATGTAATGGCTGCGCTGGGCATGACACAGAAACGTGCTCCGCTCGGGTACTCTGCCTTTTTTGGAAAAATGAATGTCTCCGGTCAGGACAGAGCGCGCGCCATACGGTTGCTGGCGATGACAGGCCTGCAGGCATCCTCACGTTATCCTGCGCTCACAAAACTTTCCGAAGAAGAGCGCATGGCCGTCATCACGATCATTGCGGGCTATGCCTTTCTCGATTATGCGCGAAGCCCGGATACCGAATCGCCATGCCATGCCTGTGACGGCACAGGCCTGTGCAACGGAAAGTGCTGCAGCAAATGTAACGGAAAAGGTGTCGTGCGGGCTGCCTGCAAGGACTGCAAAGGGCGAGGGGAATCCGTTAACCGTGTGATGACACGATTTCAGGGTGTGCCGGTTTATCAGCCCTGTAAGCGGTGTTCCGGGCGCGGCTTTGAACGTATCCCTTCCGCTGTTGTGTTCAGGGCGGTGTGTCAGGTCACGCAGGCTCTTACTCTTGATACGTGGAACAAAAGCGTTAAGCAGCTACTGGAGTTTCTGGTCGCCGAGCTGCACCGGGAAGAGGCCTGGGCAGAGAAGGCGTTATCGCGCATTACTAAATAGCGAGCGATAATTCATGTAACGATGTTATAGCTCACTATTTACTTTTCCATTTTTTGTGTTAGATTGGTTCCAACGATGGGTAAATGACCCTCGAGAGATTTCTATTCAGCCCTGGCATTTTTGTCAGGGCTTTTTTTATGACCGGATGCCGTCACTGTATCCTGCTCATCCACCGGCTCCGGCTACCTTTTTCCTGTTCTGCGCGGCAAATCCTGATGAGCAAACTCACAACCGGTGTCGCTTACAGCGTCTCCGCGGGCGAAATCGTCCACGGCATCCTGACCTTTTTCAGTCCGGAAGAGTGGAGCGCCGTCGGCGTTCTGGCCGGTATCAGTCTTGCGACCGTAACCTGCATCATCAACGGGTATTACCGGCGCAAGGCGACACTGGCAGAAATCAGAGCACTGCGCTGTAAATGCCAGAACAAGCCGCAATGAATCATGGTTGTTTCCGCTGCGCTGCGTAACAGACTTCTGGCTGCAGCCGGTGCGGGTGCCCTGACTCTGGCAATGACGCTGCTGGGTGGTCCGGATGGTTTAGAAGGGCGTCGTTATGTTCCCTATCGGGATGTCGCCGGTGTGCTCACCGTCTGTGATGGTCATACAGGCCCGGATATTGTCAGAAACAAAAATTATACCGACCAGGAATGCGACGTTCTGCTGCGCGCTGACCTGAAACCTGTTCAGTCAGACGTAAACAGCCTCGTCACGGTTACTCTTAGCGATTACCAGCGCGCCGCACTCTACAGCTTTGTCTATAACACCGGTACTGACGCTTTTTCCCGATCTTCACTTCTGAAAAAACTCAACGCAGGCGACACGACAGGTGCGTGCAGTGAATTGCGCCGCTGGGTTTTTGCGGGCGGCAGGAAGTGGAAAGGGCTGATGAACCGCCGCCAAACCGAGCGTGCACTTTGCCTGGCGGAAACCAGTGATGATCTTTAGCAGGGTTAAGTGGAGTTCCGTTACCATCACGGGTCTGTTTTTGCTGGTCATCGCGCTAAGCGCAGCCCTGAAGCTTCAGTCCTTATCTAAGGTCGTGATGACTCAGCAGAACAGGCAGCTGGCGCAGGAAAAAGCCTCAGCAGAGATGCTCGCGACTAATGTCATCAGGGCAGCAGCCCTCTTCAGCGACATTGCCCGGGCAACCCACGAAGCGAATCAGGTCATTAATGCAGAGAGCGAGCGCAGTGTGGTGGTTATACGTAAAATGGTCAAAGGCAATAGCTGTGCCAATGAACCTGTGCCTCGTCCTGCTGCTGACCAGCTGCGTGCGCACCGGGACAAGATATATTCCGGTTACGCCAGTACAAATACCGGTAAGCCTGCTGGCTGACTGTGAAGTGCCGATTATTCCTGAGCCGTTTACATGGAGAGACAGTTTATTGCTGAATGATAAGCTGATAACTGCACTTCTGAGATGTAATAACGACAAAGCGGGTATACGAGAAGTTGAACGGGTCCGAGCAAAACGCATAAACGGAGAATCGTCAAAGCCATAGCGCGTGATACTTCGTTGCGTTCGCTCTTGAATAAGTCTGTAGGTATTAATCCAGTCTCAAAGTATGAACCCTGTAAGGATCGTTTGAAGAGTTAATTAATTAGAGAAAAATACTTTGTAGATTATTAAAAAGACAGGGATTATTTTCAGTATTCCTTGAACTCTGTTTCTCTCAGTTCCAGATGGATAATCAAAAAGATCTATAAGTGCACTCATGGTTGCATATACTGCAGCCATTAAGGCATAAGATGAAACTTCGTCAGGTGCAAATGCTGTTGCAATCACATATCCTAGGATTGCAACAATTACCAATGAAATTTTCAAAGGATAATGGTTTTTTGGAGTCTCAGTTGGTTTTGACTTTTGGTTTTTTACCTTTAGGGAGCTAACTGCCGCCTTAGGCTGAGTTGATACTCCCATTTGAGTGTTTTTATTTTCAGTTAATTTTTCTTTCTTACTATTCAGTGCTGCCTCAGATGAAGATAGAGATGAGTCAGGTGGCTCAGGAAATTTAATTGAACCTTGTGTTTTCTCTGTTTTAATTTCATTATCAGTTTTAATCACTGTCACTTGGAGACCTCCATGGCGCTCACTGACAAACAGGAGATGTTTTGTCGCGAGTACCTCGTTGATTTGAACGCAACACAGGCAGCTATCAGGGCTGGCTATAAAGAAAAGTCAGCGAATCGAACTGCATCTATTAATATGTCAAAAGTTGACATACAAAACAGAATCTCTGAACTTAAGCATGAACGCAATAGTCGAATAGAAATAAATGCCGATTATGTGCTTCGCCGTCTTGCTGAGATAGACGAAATGGACGTTCTCGATATCCTCCTCGCAAATGGTGCTCTAAAGCCAATAAAAGACTGGCCGAAAGTGTGGCGTACAACCCTGTCAGGCATGGATTTAATTGAAATGCCGAGTGATGCAGCAGGCCTCCTGAAAAAAATTAAATGGCCGGATAAGGTCAGAAACCTCGAACTGCTCGGTAAACACATTTCCGTGCAGGCATTCCGTGAACAGGCCACGACATCACTGACAGGCAAAGACGGCGGCCCGCTTGAGGTTGCGCTGCTTTCACGCGAGGAATACCGGCAGGCGCGCCGGGAAATGCTGGAGGATGACGACTGCTGACTTCAAGACCGCTGCACGCCGTATAGAGTGTGAAGAGGACGGACTCTACTTTACCCGCTACTTCTTTAAGCAGCGCACCGGCAGCCGAATGATTGTCGCGCCACATCATCAGGTTATACAGCGGACGCTGGATCAGGTGATTGATGGTGATATCCGGCGACTCATCATCAATGTGCCTCCGGGCTACACCAAGACGGAACTGGCCACCATCAATATGATGGGCCGCGGGCTGGCGCTGAACCGCCGTGCCCGTTTCATGCACCTGTCCTATTCCCACAACCTGGCATTACTTAACTCGTCTACCACACGCAGCATCGTGAAGTCTGCTGCCTTTCAGGCCATGTGGCCGATGGCGCTACGCGATGACGCCGACAGTAAAGCCATGTGGTGGACCGAATACGGCGGCGGGGTGTATGCCTCGTCCGCTGCAGGGCAGGTTACCGGTTTTCGTGCCGGGCATATGGAGTCGGGCTGGCAGGGGAGTCTGATTATTGATGACCCGGTCAAACCTGACGACGCCTATAGCGAAACCATACGCGTCGGGGTGAACACCCGCTTCAACGAAACCATCCGTTCCCGTCTGGCCATTGAGACCACGCCCATCGTGGTCATCATGCAGCGCATTCACTACCACGATCTGAGTGGCTATCTGCTGCGCGGTGGCAGTGGCGAACAGTGGCACCACCTGAACCTGCCGGTGCTGATTGATAACAGCGAACAGTATTCAGTACTGTACCCGGAAAACTCGCACGCGATACCCATTGAACATGGTCTGCCTGACGGCTGGCTATGGCCCTACAAGCACAATGAATCGCATCGCACCTCACTGTTTTCACACCGGCGCACAGCCGAAGCACAGTATATGCAGCGGCCCCGCCGGTTTAATGCCGACGGTGCACTCTGGACCGAAGCGATGGTGACAGCGCCTTTTGTATCCGTTCTGATAACGACATGGCCTTCTTTCTGGGCACGCCTAAAGACCGCCAGTATGACCTGGCCACGGCGGCTCCCATTTCACTGCAGCTCGGCGCCGCAAACCTGAACTGTGTGCGTGTGACAAACGGTCAGGATAAAGCGGCCAGTGGCCGACTCTGTGAAAATGCCAGTAAATCAGGCCTGCTGCTGACCGCACTCTACAGCGGTACGCGGGGAAACCAGATAATTGCAGGTATCGGCAGCGGTACCGCCGTGAACTCGAAAAAGCTGACCCTCAGTCTGCCGGGCGTGAGTGCGGAAGTCTTCGATAACCTGCAGGGTGAGGGGGAGGCGCTGTGGAGAGCCATGGCGGAGGCGGTGAATCACGGCCAGATGAATATCCGTGGCCCCAGCCAGCTGGTACGTGCGAAAGTCACTGAAACTGAAGCGCCTGCACAGGCTGCGGTCAGCGAGGTCACACTCAGCGGCGGCACTGACGGCGCGACCGGTATCACGGATGCTACGCTCCTGGGGACGGATGGCACTGATGCACCCCGTAAGGGCATGTACGCACTGCGTGGCACGAATTCACAGGTCATCAACCTTACCGATGTGACCGATAAAGCGTGCTGGCCCGTCATGGCAGCATTTGCGCGCTCTGAAGGTGTCTATGCCATCGCCCAGGGCCCGGCCTCCGCAGGATGCAAGGCGGTGTCAGAAGCACTCAACAGCTCTGGCGTGGACGACTGGCATCTCAAGCTGATTGTGGGTGACTGGCCTTACTGGATGGAGATCCCCGTTGGCTGGAATGGCACCATCACGGCTGAACGTATGGATGCCACACTCGACGACTTCTGGGCTAAGTGGGAAGAAAACTACTACAACGGCATCGATCAGCCCCGCGGTACCATCACCGAAACCATTACCGAGGCAAACGGCACCGTCAGCGTGTATCGCTATGAGGGTGTGTCGTTTCACCTTACCGATGCCGGTAACAAGCAGGGCGAGAAGACGGTAAACCAGACCCTGTCATGGACAGCCAACCGCCGTAAAAAAGTGAACTGAGGAACAAATCATGGTGCAGGTAAGAGTGCATGAAATGCCACCCGTTGTGACGGAATCACCGGTGAAGCCAAACCAGATCAGGGATGCCAGCGGACGCGTCATCACCCTGCTTGAACTTGATCCGGTGCAGGAATCCCGTCTGACCGTCGCGGTTGGCCCGGAAATGGCTATCAACGTGATGTACATGAACATGTATGCTTTTCCGGCAGCGGCCGTGGCTGACAGCGTATCCATTGTCTACACCGATGCCCTGACCGGCACGCCAGAAACTCTCCACTTCGATGTCGCGAGGTAAGCGGATGTCATCGCTCAACGTCAAATCCTTCACTGAACTCGTCGGCGAACAGGTCACAGCGATACAGGCTCGGGCAGCAAAGCTGGTGGATTTTTCCATCGGGAGCATTCTGCGTTCACTGGCTGAATCCAATGCCGGTGTGGTCATGTGGCTCCAGCAGCTGATTGTAAAGCTGCTGGTGACAACCCGCGCGGCGACATGCTCCGGCGAAGACCTGGACAGCTGGATGGCAGACTTTGGTTTTTTCCGTCGCTCTGCTGTACAGGCTGCCGGTAACGTGACGTTCTCCCGTCTTACCCCCGCGAGCCAGGCCCTTATCCCGGTCGGAACAAAGATAACCACCCTCGATGGCACACAGAGCTACACGGTTATTGCCGACCGGCCCGGACAGTCGGGCTATATCATCGCAGCGGGTGTCATTTCCCTGGAGGTACCGGTGAGGGCAGATACCGCAGGCGCTGCAGGTAATGCGCAGCCGGGTACCGTCACCCTTATTACGGGTTCTGTGTTATATGTCGATAAGGTGACTAACCCAGCGGCGTTTGTGGGCGGTCAGGACGCTGAATCTGACGACGATTTCCGCGCGCGATTCAGAATGTGGATCGCTTCATTATCAAAAGCCACAAGAGCGGCGATTGCGTTTGCGCTCAGCAATGTTCAGCGCGGCGTCAGCTATACCCTGACCGAGAATGTCTCCTGGGACGGTAGACCACAGCCGGGCTATTTTTATGCCGTTATTGATGATGGCAGCGGTATGCCGCCACGCGAATTGCTTGATCGTGCATTCAGGGCTATTGACGCTGTGCGCGGATTTACCATCACCTTTGGGGTTTTCAGGCCGGTGGTCATCTATGCAAAGGTCATACTTTCATTTACGACAGATAATGAAGCAGATCACTCTAAGGTGGCCGGTCTGATTGAGGCGGCCGTATCGCAATACATTGCAGACCTTCATCCCGGACAGCTTCTGGCCTACACCCGGATCATCAGAGTGGCCTATGCGGCCAGTCCACTGGTCACGAACGTGACATACCTTACCCTCAATGACGGTAAAGCTGACCTTGCGGCCTCGTCAAAACAGGTTATTCGCAAAGGTCAGATTACGGTGAGCTGAATGGCTAAAGGTGACAGGAACGACTTTCTCAACCGGCTTCATGCGCTGCTGCCGCCAGGCTGGTTCAGTGATGACACACCGATTTTCGAAGGTGTGCTTTCAGCCTGTGCCACAGCGTTATCCTGGTGCGACACCCTGTATCGCTACGCACGTAAGCAGACTCGCATCTCCACGGCGAGCGATGGCTGGCTGGACGTTGCAGCCTATGACTTCTTTGGCACTAGCCTTACCAGACGTGCAGGTATGTCTGATGACCCCTTCCGGATCCAGATAAAAACGAATCTGCTTCGCGAGCGGGGTACGCGTCAGGCCGTTACCAGCATTATTGAGATGCTGACCGGGAACACACCAGTCATGTTCGAGCCGTCACGCCCTGCAGATACAGGTGCGTATGGCGGACCTGCAATCGGTTATGGTGCTGCGGGTGGATATGGATCACATTGTCTGCCTTACCAGGCATTTGTGGTCGTCAGTCGTCCGCGCGGTCAGGGCATCCCCCAGGTGGCAGGCTACGGAATTTCAACAGCGGGCTATGGCAGTGCTTCGCGCGCCCAATATGTCTCCCGGGAAATGGTTACGGGCAGTGTTACGGATGCACAGATTTATGCTGCTATCGAAGCCGTCAAACCGGAAGGCACGCTGGTCTGGGTGAGAATTCATTAATCTCTTTTCCTGCGTTAACAATCACGTAATGGCCACCCTGAAGGTGGCCTTTTTTAATGGGTAACTTTATGGATCGTCAGATTGTTTATCCGGGCGCTATTCCGCTCGAAACCGACCTGCTTAATACCAATAAATTCGCCATGACAGGGCTGGCGAAACTGGCGTCAGCCTTTCTGGGTGAGAGTACCTGGCTATGTGGTCTGGTATGTAAGCCTTCCGCACCGGCTTCCATGACTGTTCAGGTCGGGGAGGGGCAGATTTATTCCCTGCAGCATATTGATGGCACGCCTTACTCGTCACTGGCTGCCGATAACATCAATACTATTCTGAAGCAGGGTCTGAGTCTGGCACCCTGCCTTTTCAGGCTTGATGCACCCGCCATGCAGGGTCACAGCATCAACTACCTCATCCAGGTGGCTTATGCCGACACCGACACGGGGCCCGCTGTGCTGCCATATTACAATGCTGCTGATCCGGCGATCGCTTTCAGCGGACCAGATAACAGCGGCGCACCACAAAACACGGTAAGATCCGGTGGCTGTCATGTCTCATTAAAAGCGGGTATGGCCGCCCGAAAAGGTGAACAGATATCCCCGACACCGGATCCCGGTTATACGGCAGCATGGGTAATTACCGTAGATAACGGCGCAATATCCATTGATGCTTCAGCGATACATATGGCTGAGCATGCGCCTTTTCTTCCTGAGGATGGCATCATTGCTGCTGTGCAGCAGGGACGTCTTAACAGTGGCAAAGTTAAAAGCGAGGGTGATAACTTTCATCTGATCTGCCAGCCACCCGTCACAAAGCTCACCGATGGCATGCGTCTGTTCTTTCGCACACAGGCGACTAATGCAGGGGCATGCAAACTCCGTGTCGGTGATTTCCCGGCCTGTCCAGTCTTAAACGATGACGCCAGAGAACTCAGGAAGGGTACCCTAAGCAGCTGCCAGCAAAATGAAGTTGAGTGGAATGCGACCCTGAATGCCTGGGTCCTGTGTAATAACCAGCAGCATATTGACTGGGGTGATCTTGATCGCCGCTATATTCCCGTAAGCGGCGGGGAAGTAAAAGGTCCGTTAAACGTTGAAGGCTCACTGAGCACCGACATGCCATTGAAGATTGGGAAAGCAGAAGTCACTACTAAAGGCGATATTGCTGGAGAAGCATGGAGCGGCGGAAGTCTGCATTCATGGCTGGCAGGCCGTTCAGCATCATTTGTTCATAAGACAAAAGGCTTCCCTTTCATCTGGAAAGATCCGGTCAGTAAGCTCGTTATTCAGGGAGGACTGCATGAAACAAGCAAAGGCGAAATTAATTACCCGGCAGCTTTTCCCAACTACTGTTCCCTCGTATTAATTACGCAATGTGGCAGACATAAAATGAGTAAAGACAATTCATTTATATCAGATGTTAATCAATTAAACTTTACCCTGCACGCCGGCAATGGTGAACCCGCATTCTACTGGCTGGCTATGGGGTATTGATTATGCAGATGGGTTTCAGTGCAAAAAGTAATGCCTTTTATTTTCTGGATGAGGAGGCCGCTTACAGAGGAAACGGTATCTGGCAGGAGGATATTATTCCTGTTTCTGATGAAGTCTGGCAACAGTTTACCGGTACCCCCCCAGAAGGGAAACAGCGTGGGTCTGGCAAGGAAGGAATGCCCGTCTGGACGGATATCCCTGAACAGGAATACAGCACTATTGAGGATAATCAGGCAATAAAGAATGCGCTGCTGGAAAAAGCCGATACCGAAATACGCATGCTGGCGGTAGTGCAGGATGTATACGGACTAAATGAAGAAGAGAAACAGAAACTCGACGCTTGGAAAAAACATTTAGCTGAAGTATACAGGCTGAATGCAAGTGTAATGAAAAAAATAGACTGGCCAGCAGCACCAGGCAATAGTTGAAAGTGGCTCGTCCGGAACGAGCCACTGAATTAATACTTAAAAGCGATATCCCGCATTGACAAAGACACTGGTCATCTTATGTTTTTTTGATGCAAACGCGGCCTGAGATCCTTCAAAGCCCACAGTTAGTGCCAGATTTTCGGTTGCATCAAATGTCAGCCCTGTGCTGTATGCAAACTGGTTGGATGAAGTGGAACCATTTTTCATCTGAGAGTTGTTATGATCATCGAAGATTAATGGATTATCTACTTTCGTATGCGAAATCCCCCCTAAGGCAAAGACGCTGAGTTTCTCTGAGATGCGATAGGTCGGGCCGATCAGAGCAGAGTAATATTCTGCCTGTCTGTCTAACCGATGTTTTGCATTATAATCCTCTTTGCATTGTGCATTACTCCTTCTGCACTCAGTATCAGCATCCTGCCAGTTCTTCTTCATCACCGATACAGATCCCATGAAACCCCACGGTGATGATGTCTCATACTGAAACTTGAAGTTTCCGCCCTGAATTTCACCAAAATCTTTAATATGGCCACGCTGGTAACCAAAAGACATGGTAGGCCTTACATCCGTATCCTCAGCCATCGCATTGGTACACAAAATTGTGGTGGCCAGCAAAGCCATGGACGCTTTTCTGAATAACATCTGAACTCCTGCTTAAAAGTGGGATGCATGATTCGGCATGCACAACCGTTTAGAGGAGGCCATTTTCAGTCAGGTACAATTCAGAAAAGTGAAAATTAAGCATGCGTTTTCAGACTGTTACACTTCATTTTGCCGGAGCTGCCGGGTTAATTGCGGAGCATGCAAAAGTGGGTTAAGTGTAGTAATACAGGTCATCGTGGGATGTCGTAGAATGGATTTTAAGTGAAGCGACGGCAGCTTTGTTCGTAGCTCGACTAACGTCCAGGCTCTTCACTGAAAAGACAGCGGGAATCTGGAAGGCGTGCTCCATAATCGAGACCACTGGATTTAAGGTACAGCTGAATGGTTTAGATTCTGCTTCTTTAGGCAAGAGATGAAGCATAAAAAGGGAATTTGAGGAACAGGTGTGTCAGACAGCATGCATGGCAATGGGGAAGGCCGTATGACAGCTGGTCGCCAGCGGTGAACTGGTCACGCAGGAAACGGTTGCCAGAAAGATAGTAGGGCTATCAAAGCGACGGCCTGATTTAGCTGACAGCATTGCATTATCAGTGTTACTGCAAGCTTAACAATAGCGGCGGCGGGGCATGCGGTCCAATCTTGAAAGCTTTCAATGTCCGCTTTGTGCCAGAAGCGGACGTTGCTGAAATTATGTCGGATTAATTAAAGGGGAGCAGTCTATTCGACCAAGTTATGCTGGGGTGGTTCAGTTCAGAATCTGGATGAAATAAAGAATCTAGAGTCGGATCCAATACCATTTCGACTCCCGATGTAGCAGGCGAAATGGTCATTTCCAATATTCATATAACGCCGTCATTACGGCGTTATGTTTGTCCACATATTGTTTACCTGTAAGATCAGTAGGGGTGATTGTGATATTAATATTGGCAAGAGTGCATTCTCCATGCGAGTTCCACTGCGAGCATGTAGCCAGATTTTTTTCGATGGTGAAATATGTCTGGGTCTTGCTCAGGGTCAACTCACGTCCCTCGTTATCATAGCCATACTCTTCAATGGTTGAGGGTGATTGAGTTTTGATTAGCCGATGATTGACATCATAACTATATACAACCGTATTATTATCTATCGCCATACTTCCTTTACTTGCCGCGCTTGCCAGTAGTCCTGATGAATTAAAGGTATATTCGACTGTGCTTATTGCGGTTTTGTCTTTATCTTCCGGTTTTGTGGCCGCGATAATCGAATGACTAACCGCGTGGCTTATAATTCCTTTATCGTTAAGCTGATACACTCCCTCAAGAGTCTGCCTATATACCTGAGTGGTTTTCTGACTTTTTTTATCGGCTATGATCCCGTTTGAGTTCAGCTTGATGCGCCAGCCAAATTCCGTTTTATTCAACTGAACTTCAGAGTTTGCCGTGAAAACTGTTTTCTGGCCTATGGAGGTTTTGACCTCTTCCATACGGCCGCCAATTAGCTCACCACATTGACTGAAGTTACTTTTAACCGATGTGCGGAGATACCCATCAGGACTATCAGTAGTGATTGATACAGATTTTGGAATCCCAGTTCCTGGCTGCTTGCTCACAAGGATGAAGTTGTTCAGTTTGTTTTTAGCCAAGATTTGCGCAGTGCAATGTGCTGCATAAGTCTGAAATGTGTAGAGGGATAAGAGGGTAATAAAGAGGCTTTTATTATTAAATGACATTATTTGTTGTCCTTATGAACTAATCAGTTATCCAGATTTGGTTACTTTGGTGAAGTTTTGTTTAATTTGCTACTTCTGATCTATCAAAATACGAACAATCTTCGAGTGATTCAGTTACTCTTGGGTCACAAACACTTCAAAGCATCGTATGTTACCTTGGTATTGAGGTCGATGATGCCCTGAAGATATCAGAGTCGATTGAAGTTTAATTTATGAAGGCTGCAACAGCAGCCCTGGTACAGACGCGGACATAACTAACATAGCGGATTGTTAATCAACAGGGTACAGGTCAATTTTGTATGTCCGTTGATTTCATTGCTGTATTAAAAGCTTTTGTCAGCGTTGCTCAACTTGATATTTGTGTTAACAGTCTGGCGTGCATTGTTTTCTAAAACCCGCTTCTGCAAATTTAATATGCTGATCTAATTATTTTATACAGAAGCAGGTCAAATTTATTCTTCTGTCACTTCCTCATTTTTAGCTTCCAGATCATTCTTATCTAAAGCTTTTATGTATTTGCTGACAGCCTCAATATACAAAAGATCCTTCTGTGCCCTAGAGACTTCAGTTTTCTCGATGAAGTTCAGAGTTTGCATCATTTGTTCGCTTAATATCTTTCCTGTAAAAGCTTCATATACAGTTTTACTATGCACGAGCAAGTAGGCGATCAGCGAGAAAAAGAACTTCGTTCCATTTCCGTTTGTTGCTCTTAGCAACTCAAATAAAATAGGGTAAGCATCAAATCCAAACCAGATAATCATGCCAAATACGACACCTATCGCACATCTTACCGGATAGTTAAAGAACAATATATCCAGCGCTCTATTAGCTGATTTTGTTAACTCATCCTGATTCATTGATAAACACCCTCAACACCACCCACTGGAACTCGGCGCCCCTCAATAACTGTAGCTTTGAATATTTTACGCTTGCTGCCCCTAGGGCCGTTGAGATCTAGATTATCTTTGTTTTTTTCAATAAAAATCAGCAACTGAATTGCTTCAAACTTATTTTTACCAAAGTAACCCATTTCTACCCGACGTGTTAAGACCATTTCTTTTATCAAAAGTGCGAGATACAAAAAAGCAGGTATCAAGCTTATCAGTTGGTGTGTTGGGTAGTAGAAGTGAGCGATGCCTGCGGAGACGGTGGTTGCTAGAATTGCAATATTTTTAGCCCAAAATAAATCTTGTCTCTTAGACACTAAGAATAATTGAGTAACGGTGTGGTTTTTTAGTTGTTCATTAACAGAATCATCTTTCTCGGATGGGGTTGAATGTTCATTCCTTTCGTAACTAGTAATTTTAGCTAAAGCTTCATTATCAATTACTATTCCTTGACTCTTATATTTATGAACAAGGGAGAACAACACTTCCTTTCTGGCCTCATTTACTTCTTTGCCTTGAATCTCATCATGAATAATTTTCTCGAGTTCACGTTGAACTTTGCTCATTAATATAACTTTATGCCCTTTCTTAACTTTGTGTGAGGTGTAAAGAATGTCAATATCTAATTCAGCATCTCTCTTTAACTTTTCTGTTTTTTTGTTTGATGATCTTTGAAAAAGAGAAGCAAAAAAAGATCCAACAATTGCGCATAGACCGAAAGCTAAAGGTGTAGTTTGAAATTTTTCAGGTAATAATATCATCATAATACCAACAACTACGGCTGATATAGCCAATGACGTTATTGCTTTTTTACTAGAAGGGGCTTTAGACTTTTTCATAATAACCTCAATAAACGGCGGAGTTCTGCCGTTAACACACTACGATTTACCCATTAACTACCGTTTAATTTCTTCGGTGCGGAAAGATTTGTCGCTTCAGTTCACCGCCTCGATGCTCTGTTTAATCGACTCTTCAATTTCATCATGAAAGCTGGAAGATGGCCCTGCAGATTATATCTGAACGCGTGAACTTATCAAAGCGAGGAATAACGCCAGCATATCAATCAACTCGATATGGTCATCTTACATCAACATTGTGCGAGGCTGTATCTTACTTTTGTCACGCGTGGGACACCCATGAAGCTTCCCAGGGTTGCATAATACTGATTGTTAGATGAACTAATATAAAAGGGCGAGTTATGACAGGAAAAGCTATCTACGTTGTTCACAGTCCTAGCCCCACCTTGGTACGATTACCACTGCAAAAGGTTTTTTCCTTTCGCGTTTACCGAAAGGTTTATCAAGTCACTTCAGCAGGAGCTGGAAAGGCTAAACATAAATTGCAGGGTTATTGCTGAAGATCCCGAGTCCGATATTGAGGTTCTGATAACATGCGATCCGGTTCTTCTCGTCAGTGCCATTGGACTTCGTTATCAGTTCTTCCATCAAGGCTTCGACAAACAAAAAATTTTCTGTATACAAAAAAAGCCGCCTCTAGGGCGGCTTTAGCTTAGCTGTTGATAAAACCGACTAAGTTTTCCATCTGTTGTTTGAGCTCCGCACAGAAGCCGCCTTGAAACTGCACTGTTCCGTTGTTAAAAACATTGACAATGAAACCATTGAATGCCGGCTCTGCAAACAGAAATGCAGTGCCTGTTAGCTTTTCACTCTTGGTAACCTTATATTTTTCTACGATTTCTTTCTTAAGTTTATCAATGTCATTACAAACTAAAGCCATCTTTATTTCCTTATTTTACTGTGTGCAAGGCCGTCATCAGCAACTTTGAAATTGGAGCGAAAACACCTCCTTTTTCAACATAATACTTACGACCGAAAGAGTCACGCGAAATTTGTATGTCATGTTTAATGTGTAAAGCTATTCCATGATCATGTTTTTAATGTCCAGAGATTGCTCATCACTTACATTAGTCTGCACATTTGAGCATTGCCGCCTGTAGCGTCTTATACTCATATCAGGAGTTGAATAACGCTGGTTAGAATGGAGCATTGCAATGGCATTTCAGAGCCCCGCCCAGAACTATACTGAAACGCGCCTGAACTTGGGCGATCTGGTCTATCTTTCACCTTATTCAACCTATCTAATGCGTAGCGAAAGCGATTGTCCCGGTGCCGGGATTGTCAAAGGATCCGTGCTGGCCATTGATCGCGCGCTGACACCAGCGCACGGTCAGCTAATCGTTGCTGAGTTTGATGGGGAGCTTACGCTGAGGCGGCTGCTTCTCAATCCTGTTCCCGCTTTGCAGGCGCTTGACGAGGACGAGACTGTTACGCTGCTTGATATAAGCCAGGCTCTTCCAGTGTGGGGTGTGGTTGCCTATGCCCTCACTGATGTAGCCGGGGTGGGATTCAACGGACCAGCAGGGGATTAACTATGTTTGCGCTGGCCGATGCCAACAACTTTTACGCCTCCTGCGAAACTGTATTCAGGCCCGATCTGCGCGGTAAACCCATTGTCGTCGTATCGAACAACGACGGCTGCGTGATCGCGCGCTCAGTAGAGGCAAAGCGAATGGGCATCAAAATGGCTGCGCCGCTGTTTAAAAATGTACGTTTCTTCCGTGAGAACGGTGTTCACGTATTCAGCTCCAACTACGAGCTGTACGGCGACATGTCAGCACGCATGATGGCCATTCTGGGTGAGATGGCTGCGGGTCAGGAAGTTTACTCCATTGATGAGTCATTTCTGGACGTTACCGGGATTAGCAACATTATTCCGCTCGAGACATTCGGGCAGCAGATGCGTGAGCGTATCCGGAAGGAAACCGGGCTAATAATCGGTGTGGGATTTGCGCCTACTAAAGCGCTGGCCAAACTTGCCAATCACGCGGCCAAGAAGTGGACACAGACTAACGGCGTCGTGGATTTGTCTGACAGAAGCCGGCAGCGAAAGCTCCTGCATCTTACAGATGTCAGCGATATCTGGGGAATTGGTCAGCGCATCAGTAAGCGGCTGAACCAGCTGGGAATAACGACTGCTCTGCAGCTGGCAGACAGCAACATCAGCATGATACGGAAAAATTTTGACGTTATTGTTGAGCGTATTTTGCGTGAGCTGAATGGCGAGTCCTGCATCGCGCTCGAGGACGCGCCGCCGCCGAAGCAACACATACTGAATTCGCGGTCATTTGGCGAGAGAGTCACAAAACTGGAAGACATGCAGCAGGCTATCGTGCTTTATGCCACACGTGCGGCGGAGAAGCTCAGGGAGCAGAATTCGCGCTGCCGCCATATCAGTGTGTCAGTTGCTACCGGCAGGCACGGCGATGAGCCGCGATATTCGAATACTGCATCATGCATCATCGATTATCCGACCAATGATACGCGGGACATCATCGAATCAGCTCTTCGCGGTCTTAGCACTATCTGGCGTGATGGTTTTCGGTACGCCAAAGCAGGGGTGATGCTAGGTGACTTTTACCAGTCAGGCGTGACGCAGTTTGACATGTTCAGTGAACAGCAACCGCATGCGAATGCAGATGTACTGATGGCAGCCCTGGACGGTATCAATCGCTCAGGTAAAGGTAAGATCTGGTTTGCAGGGCAGGGAGAGCGCGACAGTTCATGGCAGATGAAGCGTGAAATGCTGTCGCCACGTTACACAACGAGAATAAAAGATATTCCAAGAGTAAGATAACCTTAAAAAATAAAGAGAATATAATTAGGTCATACTTTTAGCTTGGAGGCCGCTTTGTGCCAAGAGCGTACTGCCTCATAGTAACTGACTTGTACTGCTTGAAGAATAGTATGGTAAAAGTAACAAGTCTTGGTTTTGGTAGCAAATGTTAATTCTTTAGTTGAAATGAGTTATAATAAAACCGTATAGTATTATCCGAGCAATGAAGACTGGTGTATTATTTGAAAGCAGCAAGTGGGGTTAAGAATGGATCAGGATGATTATAATTCAAAGTTTGAAGCTAACAATAAAGACTCAGCCACTCTTAAAGCAGCGTTCAATCAAGTTTCAGACATTAGGAAGTTTGAGATTGAACTTTATTGGAAAAGAGCCACTTACTTCTGGGCATTGATAGCTGTGGCATTTGCAGGATATTTCTCTATTCTATCATCAGAAAGTATACCAAGTAAGTTCTTCCTGTCGTTTGTGGTTTCATGCATTGGTTTTGTTTTTACTTTCGCATGGTTTCTATCAAGTCGAGGAAGTAAGTATTGGCAAGAGAATTGGGAGAATCATCTTGACTTGCTAGAGGACAAAATAACTGGTCCGCTATACAAAACTTTGCTTGAGAGACCCGGCTACCAAAATCTTGCCGAAAAATTTATAACTGGCCCAATGAGTGTGTCTGTTTCTAAAATTAACCAGTGGGTCTGCTTTTTTATAGTCATCATCTGGTTTTTATTAACGGTATTTTCCACATATAATTCATTAAGCTCTTTCCCTTTGGTTTTGGCTCAGTGGCTAAAAATATTTGCGTACTTGTTTATCTTTGCTGTAACTTTTTTTTCCTGTATCATGATGTTTAAGTTTGGGAAAACACATAAAAAAAAGCACTCTCCGAAAGTTGTGCAACGGGAAACAGTAATTGAATAGATGTCATTTCTTTATTATGATAAATGTTAAAAATTAAATTGATCTGATTCACCTATTTCTACTAAATAAGTACGTTCCACTGGATCTGAACAATCGATGCAACCTGCTATGCAGGTGGTTTTACATGTTTTTTATATTTACTTAACAATTATTATAGAATGAATTGGGGCAGGGGAAGCCTCAAAAAAAGTCAAGAGCCCAACATTAATCAGAGAAAGGTAATAGACATGGAAATAACTATAGCTAAATTCATTCCAACTCTAAGTGAATATATTAATTCTCATATTAGTAGCTCTGATCTTACAATAAAGAGAAAAGTTGATGATTTTTGCGACTTTCCGGGGGCAGATGAATGTCAGAGTAAAATTGATGAAATAAAAAGTAAAAAAAGATCATCTCTTTTGAATAGCTTCAATAAAAGAGTTGATGATATAATAATTCTTAATAGGTATGCATTGCATCAATACAATATCAATGCAGAAAAAATTTCCCCTTTACTTAAAGATTATGATGAGCGGCATAATAGTATGTTTAGCTCCCTTTATAATAAGCATGATGAAGAGGGAATTGATAATGCTCGGATTGGCTTCCATAACTTCAATATAGCTTGTGAGATCTTGTCAGCAAGGAAAATTGCTGATGAGGGTTTAATTATTCATTTGTGGGCAACGATTGAACAATTCGTCAAGCGAGCTATAATAATCATGGCCGGAGAAGTCGAAGAAATGCCTTTTAAATGGTACGCCTTAAAAAAAATATCCCTTATGAATGGGGTTAATCTAGAAACACTTCCTTCATACTCTATGATTGATGAGATTAGGGTTGTTAATAACAAAATAAAACATCTTTATGTAGTTGATGATGAGCTTAGTAAATTTCCTAGTTTTGAAAAATATGTTGGTAAGAAGATGAGTTTTATTGATTATAAGACGCATGACTATGCTTTAGCAACATATCATTTTATAAACAGATTAGTTATGGCTATGGGGCCGTTTACAAGTTATGCGCCTGATAGAAACATTGATTAGTATCTAGAGAATATATACTGATAAATGGTGTGCTTTGACCGCAATAATGCAAGAACTAGAAAGCAGATCTAAAACCCGTTTCTCACCTAAAGCGGACATTACATGATGGACATGTCCGATTTGCTCCAGAGGCGGACGTCGACGCCACTAACCAAAGTAAAATTAATGATGGTTAGCAAAGCTTTTGATATTCATAATTGCTTAATACTCATGCATTTATCCCTGAACATTTGGCCTATCAGCCCTCCAGCGCTACGGAGTTCATTCATTTCATTATTGAAATTAAAGCCGCCTTCCGACGGAGACGCCCGGTGTTCGACAGGAACCTTACTTGTACGCATCTCAGTAACTATAAAATGCCGCAGAGTTACTTTTTCCATTATCTGTGCTTCATCAGGACGAAGATAAGGGAGCAACCTAAACACTTTATGTTCCATATCCCTCTGTTCTTTTTTTATTTTATCATCGGAAACTTTCTTTGCAGGCATGTCTCCACCAAGCATCATATCAGAAAGAGTCACGATGTTCGGATATCCCCTGTCAGCACGGAAAACAATCTCAGCTGCCAGAGAAGCACTCTCTTCAAGCTTCGTACAGTGCAACTCAGTCGCCCGCCGTCTGGCATCCGCATTAAGATTGTCCTCAGTTTCCTGCTTTTTTACGTCAAGCATAAAGAATGCAGAGAAAACGTTACCCAGCCCGGTAGCAATAGTTATCAATAATGTGAAGATTACTCCCTGAAAAAGCTTTCTCTTGGAAAATTCCTCATTCATTTTACGTATTCCCGTCTCTGTTTTTATCGACTTAACCGTCCGCTACTACCTTATAACTAACCTGTAATACAGCAGGACTGTTATGAACTCCCAAGAGCATTGACCTTTTCGCCTGTAAACCCCTCTACAGCTTTAATCACATCTGGATCATCATGCCGAGCCATGCAACTTAAACAATCGTCGCCAAAATCAAAATTCAATGATTTGTGATCTAAGCTTATTGGCTGGTCACAAGTATGGCAATTGTTCACATTCATGAGAGCCACATCCTTATTAAATTCCGAAGCTAAGTTAACTTACATACCTTTTAATGGTCGGTTCCTCGCTCTAGTCGGAACTGAACAGCATTACAAACAACCACTCTGTAAAGGCAGGTGGAAATTGCGGGGTGGAAAATTTGAGATAAGTTGCCCGCAAATTATCCAGATGGCCTATAAATTCAGCATGCCAAGCGGCTTTACAATTTTTCTATACTTTTCTCCTTGATCAAATGGGTAGTCGACATTACTGTTTATGCATACAGTATTTGTCATTGAGGTAAATGACCATGCCACGCGACTATGATATCAAAGACGCTTTTAGGTTGGCCATCAAGCGCGACACACGCGGCCGGTACACAATCAGCACACTCGATTTTGTTAGGGAACTTCATCAGCTAAACTGGCATTTCACGGCCATGGAAGCAAACAGATGGATAGAAGCGCACAAATCAGATTTCCGGGATGTTTCAAGATCTGAAGGTGAGGATCGTACCTATCAAGTGTTCAACCCAAATGGCTGTATGTGATGTTTGCGCTGGTGGATGTCAACTCGTTCTATGCCAGCTGTGAGACGGTGTTCCGTCCCGACCTGCGCGGCAAGCCAGTGCTGGTTTTAAGTAACAATGACGGTTGCGTCATTGCCCGCAGCGCTGAAGTTAAAGCGCTGGCCATACCTATGGGCGCACCATTCTTTAAGCTAAAAGACGAAATCAGGCGGCATAAAATTCACGTCTTCAGCAGCAATTATGCGCTTTATGCTGATATGAGTAACCGGGTAATGACGACGCTTGAACAGATGGCACCCAGCGTGGAAGTCTATTCGATTGATGAAGCGTTTCTGGACCTGACCGGCGTGCGTAACTGCATGGTACTGGAAAACTTCGGACGGGAAGTGCGTGAGACGATTAAACGCAATACGCATCTCACCGTAGGTGTTGGCATCGCACCAATTAAAACGCTGGCTAAACTTGCCAACCATGCTGCAAAAAAGTGGTCGAAGACGGGCGGCGTACTTGACCTGTCTAATATTGAGCGTCAAAAGAAACTAATGGCGCTGGTGCTGGTTGAGGATGTCTGGGGTGTCGGCCGTCGCATAAGCAAGAAGTTGAATTCCATGGGTATCACCACTGCGAAAGACCTCTCAGAACAGAGTATCTGGATCATCCGCAAACATTTCAACGTCGTGCTTGAGCGAACCGTGAGGGAACTGCGCGGCGAGTCCTGTCTTGAACTTGAAGAATTCGCACCCACTAAACAGCAAATAGTCTGCTCTCGCTCGTTCGGTTCGCGCATCACTGATTACATGGATATGCGCCAAGCGGTGTGTGCTTTTGCAGAACGCGCTGCCGAAAAACTGAGAAAAGAAAGGCAGTACTGCAGGCAGATAGCCGTTTTTGTTCGGACCAGCCCTTACGCAGACGGAGAGGTATTTTACGGTAATCAGGCAACCGGCAAACTGCTAACCCCATCAAACGACACTCGCGATATTATCCGGGTTGCCATGGACGCGCTTGACAGGGTATGGGTAGACGGACACAGGTACATGAAAGCAGGCGTCATGCTAGGCGACTTCTACAGCCAGGGAGTAGCCCAGCTTAACCTGTTTGATGAATATCAGCCGCAGGCGAACAGCGAAGCCCTGATGCGTGTGATTGATGGACTTAACCAGAGTGGTAAGGCCAGTTTATTTTTTGCAGGGCAGGGTATTCAAAAATCCTGGTCAATGAAGCGAGATATGCTTTCACCGGCATATACCACACGATTTTGCGACCTGCCGGTGGTGTGTTGATCAGTTAAGTCACCTCTTCAGGTAAGGTCAGCCGGATGGAGAAATGTTCCACTTTTAGGGGCATGAAAAGGGGCAAATTCAAGAAATAGGGGCAATAAAAGGGCATGAAAAATGTAGTTTAGCGGGTATTGGCGTACATACGATGATGGTTTAAGTTATTAATATTAAAGTGATTTTAAGTAATATCAATATCATACTGGATTTAATGCTTTACCTTGAGGTTGTACTACATTATCTATTCCCTTTCAGGATGCATCCAGCATTCATATTCCTATAAGTTTCAGAGCTTTTTTTTGATATGAATATTTTAAACGTTTATGTAATGACTTAATACAGGCTAATTTAGATGGTAAGAGATATTTTTGGCCTAAATATTTGTAGTGCGAAATATTTTTAATTTAAGGGGGTTAATTGACACCGGAAAACATATGCAGAATGAATTTGATGCTCTCAGAAGGAAGTGGTGACCTAGCTGCTAGGATTGCATTGTCTGAGCTTTTACACGCGTAAAAAGGCACCATTGACGGGCAGGCTATACAGATCCAATCTTGAAAGCCATCAATGTTTGCTTTGTGCCAAAAACGGATATGCGAAGGCACAAAGCAAGTGCGTTATTTTCTTAAGCTACATTGGGCTCTTAAATTGGGAATGAGAATTCTTGAAACGTGGTGGTTCATTCTTCGGACTGTAAGTTCTTGCATTATCATCTATCACAACTTTACTTCCAAGAATATCTCGAGCCTCTCCTAACGACCACACAGTAGAAAGATCATTAGTTAAATTTCGATAGAGAGCACGAAAGCCTCTGGGTTTTTTAAGATCATATAAAAACTCAGGAACTTTGACGTTAAAGTTAAAGGCTGGTAGTTTTGGAAGAGAATTAAGAGCTGCAACAGTATTGTAAACATGGACAAGCTTAGTTACAGGTACACCTTGTCTAGTCTTAAGTCCATACTTAATACGCATATGATTTGATTCTTTTGAAATTTCAGTAAGTAAAGAACTTATTGATTTATTAGCTTTAGGCAATTCATCCTCATCAAATAAGCGCCTTATTTCCCGCATTTTTTCACGTGCACTAATAAATTCTTCATTGCTCCTTATGTTATAAGCCGCTTCAACAATACAACTGGGGTCACCAGTTTCTTTTGCGAGCCATGCCGAAAATAAAGGAAGCGAGGTTGCAGTTGCTGCTGCTTTACCACCAGATTGAATATCAATTAAATCATGACTTAGCGAACTGGAAAAATGTTCTACGATATGTTTAGCATAGTCAAAACCATACTGGCAGTTTTGGCTTATATATGTTTGTTGATACGCCTGACGTAATGGGTATAAAAAAGTATCTGCTTGAAGGTGCTTTGCTGTGAGGGAGTAAAATACTGATCGATTAGCCAGCCATACAAGCGAGGCAACGAATGCCTTGATTGCATCTGCTGCTTCACCTGCAGATGTACCATCCCCCCATTTTGCTCCGGGAACTTTGTAACCCTTGCGAATAGGGTTACCAAATCGATCGAGAAGTTCAACATCGCCGTTTGTTCTATTACCAGACTCAGCAGCATCCCCTAATTCTGAAAAAATGGCGACAGCTATATTACCATATTTTTCAAACTCCTTACCTCCATCGGAGAGATTCTTCAATGTTAGATGGTAAACACTTGAACTAATGTCCCATGTACATATAATATGCGTCTGAAGAAGTTCAATTAGTTTTTTAAAATCGTCATTAACAAATGATCCGCCTCGAATTTTAGGTTGTAATGCATCGGAAATTTTTTTTGCTTCACTTTCAATTGCATCCAAACCATACTGTTTCTTATCAAGGAAAGATACTTCTTTGAAGCTTGAAATCCTGCCTTCACGATACTTTGGAATATAGTCATCAACCGCTATCACACGGTCATAAAACAATATTGACTGTATATAGTTTTCTAAAGCGATTATATCTGTATCCACTGCGTCCTTCGACTTGGTTTTGACATGCCCCTCGATTCTTTGGACTGCAGTTAGAGTTGAATTATCAATCAATGCGTATGTCATTTAGTTTCCTTAAAAAAACAGTAATCATCACCTAAAAAATCTAATAAACTTATTTCATTGAAATCAATTTTTAGCATATTTCATTTTATACATGTTAGAAAAGTGATCGCTAAAAGTGGTATTTGCCACATTATCAGGTTTTCCATCGAAGATAATCGAAATCTTTCTCGGTAGCAGATATCGTAAGATTTATCGCTCATGGCTCTTAGCAAACCTGTGCAGCATCACAAAAAAAGCCCAGGCGACGGGGCAGACTTAATCCCACACTAATCTCAGCGGGCTGTGCGGTGAGTCAGGAAAGGGTAGTAGTTGGTAGCGATCGTCACAAAAAACCCGGCCCGGTGGCCGGGTTTAGGATCTATCGCCCTGGCAATGCTGGTCGCTGCACGGCCATCAGGATTTGCTCTGCCTTTGGCGCTGGCAATGCGCCTTCTCCAACCTTTTTTGCTAAATAAGGCGCAAGGTGAGTATGCACATAAGTGCTTTGAAGCCAGTTACGGAATACACCCAACGATAGGATAGGGTATATCCATGCTTCCTTCTGATTGCCCTGCGCTTGAGGGAAATTTTCAGGGTAGTTATGTGGAAATTTCACTCTTTCCCCATATTGATCAGCCAAGGAATTTTTAGACCAATATTTACCCCAATGAATACCAACACTTATGTCTGGTATAGATTGCGCATCCAGCTTGAAGTTGCTGTTTGCTAAATGAAATGTTAGGTCGGCCATTTCTCGGAAAATTGAGAAATAGTTAGCAGGAATTTGGTCATTAAGTTGCAATCTTTGCTGAAATACCTGCAAGGAAGCCAGTGTGCTCGCTTCGCTGTAGCCAGTTCGCTGATAAATGAACCTGCGGAATGAGTCGCGAGCCAAAATTCTATAATTGTTTCTAGCTACTTCGGAATTAGGCTGGCTTGCATCTAGAGCATAGTATTCCAGAATCGACATGCAAACGGCATCGGTGTAAGCATGTACTTCACCGCCATTCCCCTTTGTTTTAATGACGAGCTGATCTGATTTGTAACCTTGAGCTGTAAGCGAGGCGTCGATTTTTCTACCTCTAGGCTTCAGCCTTTCTGCTGGCCAATTTGCAGCAATGCCTTGGATTACTGAGGGAGCAACGCCGCACATTATGGCAAGTCCGCGCATTGTTAAATAGGGGGTTCCGTTAGACAAAACTCCCATCTGAATCCCATCTATTTCTACTTCACGAATAGCCCTTAAGTTCAAATCTAGCTGTTCACCATTTGTGGGTGGATTGAATCTATCCATTTGAAAATCCTATTTTAATTGGTGTTCTGCAAATGCGCAGCTTTCCCTGAATTGTCATACGGCTAAGTCTCATGCTTGGCTCGTGCTGTGTGTATTATCTTTATATCCTGAAAAGGCTATCGGAAGAATAAAGCCAGTTTAAAGCTTGATCAAATCCACCGATCGATATTACTGTTTATCCATACAGTTTTTATGGGAGGAGGATCTATCATGCCGCGCGACTATGAAATCAAACATGCATTTATGAACGCCATGAGGCGAGAATCCGGGCAGGGCGTTATCGTCACGACTTAGGAATTCGTGCGCCCCTTGGAGCGGCTTAACTGGCACTTCAGCCTGCAGGAGGCTAACCAGTGGATCAGGGCGAAGACCGTAACGTTCCGCGATGCATCGACGCAGGAAGGTTAGGCGAAGACATACAAGCAGTTCAACCCGACCGGAGGAATCTGATATGGGATTTCCGTCACCCGCATCGGACTACGTTGAAGGCCGCATAGACCTCAACAAAGTTCTAATGCCTCACCCGGCTCACATGCTGATGATGAGACACCGGTCGGCTTCGCTATCATCGACAGAACGCTGCAGGGAAAAACAGGCGACAAAGTGGCGTTCTAGCTCGGCGATTATTTTCAGCTGGGCAGATTGTTCAGAACAGGTATTATCACGCAGGACGGTGAAGCTATCGACGGGCAAGGGCTGGAGGGTAACAAAGTGCTAGGAAAAGTTACTCCATGCTTGAGCGGCATATGATCCGTTAAGGTTTATAATCTAAATCTGATGACTTCGTCATAGATTTCAAAAATGTACATAGACGTGTACATAATAAAAGCCAGTTACAAAATCCTGCGACAAAACCCTCTTATTACCAAGCGTATGGATACACTACTGTTATAGTTGCGCTTTATATGGGAGGAACCATGAGCGAACTGATTGATATTTTTACAAGTCATAAAAGTGAACGTAGTTTCACTGAGCAACCTGTCGATGAAGCTGTGCTGGATCGGATTATCAGTACCGCTTATCGCGCACCGACATCAGTAAACTCGCAGCAGGTTTCTGTG